GAACTGAGGCAATAGGAAGGTATTAATTACATCCTTCCATCGACGGCAACGCGGGATAGTCTGACCTTCTGCCATGATTTCTTTACCCGCCTCTGCGTTAGCGCGGTTGACATCATCGACCGTACCTAGCATCGGCTTAGGGAATGCAAAAGCTTCCCGAATTACCTCTCGGGATAGTTCCCTCAATTCAGCGAATTGCATATCTTGCATGCTGAATTGGGTGTCTTGCCATTCCGCATTTTCAAGCACCGCAACACGATGTGCATTTGCTACGCCCTGGTGTTGTTGCCGCCACCGAGTGACAAACTCGTTGAATTCCTTGTCTGACATTCGGTAGTCGACTTTGATAATGCCACCCGGCCGTGCACCGTTCACGAAGAAATTACGATTCCATTCAGCGGAATATCGTGCGGCATCGACGTCCGCCAGGATTGTCTGTACGGGCCCTCTGCCCCGATAAGGGTCGGAAGGATTTGGGTACTTGATCTGAATTACTTGGTCAAGCTCTAGTGGAACTTCCTCACCATCAGGGCCGCAGTACATCCAACCGGTCAGGTATTTGGTTGGGTGCTTAATAGGCTTCATCCGATCAGGACGGACCGGCCACATTTCCAGCACAAAACCATTTACCTTGTAGAGGACAATCATGCCTTCCCCTACCAAATCCAAATGCTGCTGGACAGTTTCACGAAACATCTGCCCTGTGTAGAACGGGTTCGGTAGGTCCCATACGGTCATGAAACCATGGTTCAGAATCTCTTTACGGCGGGACTTGTCCCGCACTGAAGTGCGTTGGTACAGGTGCCATTCCGTGCTACTGAACGCGGTACCAATCTGACTGACGATGGCGAACAGTGTGCCCACCGAGCCATGAGCGTTGTACGCCTGTTCCGCCACATCTACGCCGCTGAGGCTGTTGTCGTTACCGAACAACTGCCCCCTAGTGGAGCTATAGGGCACCGGTGCACTGTTCATCGCCCGGCGCAAACCGCTACCTACACTGCTAAGCAAATCGCGCATCGATTACCGCCCTGTTCGCAAGTCCTGAGCCTTTCCGCCCTCCGTTTCGTCATTCGTTCCGCCCCGTGCCATAAGTGTGCTCAGCACGAAACAAGAAAAGCCAGCGACGGAGTAACCGGCGATGATATTCCAGCGGAAAGCTGCAATTGTCAACAATGCGAATCCGGCGAGGTGCAGCACTACCCTAATGAATGCAACTAGTCCCGCGTTCACAGTAGGGCTAGTTAGCCTCTCTCGGGTTTGCTTAGCTCGCTTACTAGCGAGCATTGATAGCCTCATTAACGCGAATTCTTTAAAGGTAGGGGCATTGTCATAAGTCGTCATTTCCTCGGCCTCTCAAGATCAACTCATCATTGCGTCAAGCATGGTAACACGTGCCTTACCCTTGTAATCCAGGTGCATTGTCATGTATCGATCAGTGTCCATACCATCGTCTTGGTCTTTCACAGGCTCATCCTTCACCTTCCCTGCGGTATCTACCTTCCATACGTAGCTCGCATATTCCTCCTCTGTACATGTAGGTAATAGATTCTCGCGCGCCCATTGATCAGTCTCAACTAGCGCGTCTTCCATCAGGTAAAACTTAGGTCCCGCCTCATCACCCTTGAGCCGCGCTTTGTGCAGGTCGATACCATCATTGACGAATTTAATTGCCTTCTGTGTACCTAGCCCAGTGTGCTTTTCGAACGTCTTCCGGCCCTCTGCATCATGGTCGCAAATAATCGCGTCAGGCTTAGGCTCGGTCCATTCGATGTCTACCCGCGTGCGCTCTACCCTATTGAAATGGTCATACCAAGTGATCACCTTTTCCCGCGTAACCAAACTCATAATCTGGCTTGCGTGTTCCTCCACTAGTCGCTGTGTCATGTGGATTTCGCGGTACATGTAGAGCACGTCTTCTTCTGTGTCGTGCGCATAGCACTTGAGCACAAATGGGTGCCGGTATCCGAAATCGATAGCCCAATAACGTGGCCATTCATCAGGTAGTGGTAGCCGGTTACCTTCCTCGTCGTATTCCCACGGAAGTATATGAGTGGCAGGGTCGAATTCTTCGTAAATAATTCCCTCTGCGCTGACCCATAGCCCGAGCCTTAGCCGCTTATGGCGTACGCCAGTGAGGTTATCGAGAATGGCAATATAGGCTGCACCCTTTTCGGTAACGGTGCCATCCTCATTGAACAATCGCGGGTTATCCTCATGGCGCGATTCAATCAATTTGCAGGTACCGTCATTGCAGCGAAGCTTTAGCCAGTGCTTATCCCCCGCAGGATTACAGTCCATAATCAATTGCTGGAACGAGATGCGCCAATTTCGGAGTCGCGTTTTAATGAATTCCAAATCAGTAATAGAGATCTCAGTTGCTTCCTGCACGTACACGATGTCATATTCGGAGGACATGATGCGAGTCGGATTATCAAGGCCTCCAATTGTGACTGTGGATCCATTTCTAAAACGGTACTGGGGAGCTTCCTGCTGAGATCCTCCGTAATAGACAACATCGCCGGTCTCCAAAGCTTCCTTGATGACGAAATTCCGCCATGTCACCAGGGCCGTAGAACCGAGTGACCGCTGTGTCTTACGTAGAATAAGTGCACGTACGTTAGACGTACCTAGGCATACCGCAAATATCTTTTCAAGGCAGGCTCGCGATTTGCCCGTACCCGCTGGACCGCTTACTAGCACCTCCTCTTCACGCGAATTAAATACCTCCAGGCAACCACCTCTAGGGCTATAAACGTGCTTGTGCACCTGTCCTGTAATTCGCTTGGCAGTAAGGCCCCTGCTCATTGGAGGTCTCCCATGTCTACCCCATTGATCTCCACACTCAGGCTGTCGCCGGTACCGCTCTCACCTGAACCTCGGTGCAGTAGCTGCCCTAGCTCATTAGCCGCTAGCATCAGGTAAGAACGGAATTCGCGCACAACAATTGCCAGTTCTGCTGTGCTCTGGCTGCCATCAGTAATAGCGTTGTATGTTGTTTCAGCTACCTTTTGTAGCCGCTTGAGGCGTTCGAATTTATTTGTTATCCATAGGTCCTCTAGCTGTTGCGGGGTAACGGTGTCCGGCTGTTCAGGGCTGTTCAGGCGCTCTGCTTCCGCCTCGATCATCGCCCGATGCTCTTGCACGAACGCTTTCAAGTCGTCTAGCGGTATCTGCCAATAGATGGCTAGCTCACTCGCTTTGTATTTGCGCGCGGCTATATCACTAATTAGCAAGGCTCGATCAGCATTAGCCATTTCCTCAATCCTCATGATCGGCAGGATAGCATATGTAATTGAAACGTTTCAGACGATCTTTAAAGAATGGCACTTTTAGCTTGCTAGGAATTGCATTACCTATTGCGCGTGTGCTAAGCTATAGACACAAAACAAGAGAGGGAGACAGGAAATGCAGACAGCACGTTGGATCTTGGTCAACCGAATCAGCCGGAACGTTCTCAAGAGCATGAAGGCTACAGAGCGGGTCAGGTACGAACTAGGTCTAGAGCAGTCAAGCATCGCAGAGCACGAAGCAACCAAGTAATTGAGAGGGCCCTACGGGGCCTTTTCTTTTGCCTAGAATTCAATTGCATTAACAAATAATAAAAGTCCCTCTTGACGCGCGTGGTACCCTAGAGGCTCACTAGGTAAAGGGAGAGAGCTAATGCGTATCGAGTGTGCTCAGCTAGCTATCGCGCGGATCTTCCTGCGTGCAATTCAAAAGCTAGGTTTCCGTGTCACGGTAGAAATGCAGGACGGTACTCCCGCGTCCGGCTACATTCGTAGCATCACGCATGACACGATGTACTTCACGGGCGTGGACAACTACTCGGTGCGGCTTGACCAGATTGCCTGTGTGACTGTGCAGGATGCCTGAGAGCGCCGTAGGGGGACTTAACCCCCTCAGGATTGCCCCGGTTAACCCCGGGGCTTTTCTGTGGGCGCAGAAAGGCACTGAGGAGGAATCGGATTGGTAGCGAGATGAGGGACTATCCCCCGTTCATGCCAGTACGGATATGAGTAGTCAGTCAATTGTGGCAGTGCAGTCCTATGGTATTCGTGGCTACCGAGGTGTTGCATTGAAGTAATAGAATGTTGTGAATAGTATACCAATTGGGGCCCCTGCAATTTGGGGGCCCTTTTTTATTTGCCACAAGTAATGAGTAAAGCAGGCCAACACAGAGGAAGCAGGCATCTCAAACTGCATAACATGAGGTCCGGTGTTCTAGTAGTTACAAACGCCTGCACTTTCTGCTTACGGCTGCTTCAGAAGAATTGTAATTACTCTAAGTAATTGATTTATCAGGCCAATTGTTATTGACGAATAGAATTGTTTCGATGTAACTCATTGTAATAATTACATTGAGTGATCCCGACAAATCGGACAAAAAACTCCAGTGAAGTTTATCGATCTTCGGAACATCCTAAAAAGACTCACCCTATCAAAATCCTAAATTACATTTCCGGGGAGACCAAACAATGCCCACAGGATCATCCAAGGACTTGCTACCTACACCTCCGGCACGCCCATTACCTCCATTCTGTAAATGCACTAGAAACCCATCATTGGCGCCTGTTCACCCGCGCTCTCCAGACTGTGCCTTTAAGCCCTGGCACCCTCAGCGACAGTAGGAAAGCGCTTACCTGCACGGCCCAGCGCCCTGACCAGCACCAACGCGCAGCATTGTACCTACATTCTTACAGTACCCTCACCTAGTAGTTTAGTAGGATATGGATCGGAAACCCAAACCAAAAATTATATTAGAACGCTACCCTACCTACTAACTTCGTAGGAATTCCGCCGCCCCGCACAGGACCCTAAGTTATAGCGCGCGCGAACAATACTAATTGATTACCGTCAATACGCGAACCCCAGGACAACAATTAACG